AAATGTTGACCCTCTTAAAATTAAGAAGGTCAGAAACGTCGAGAAGGAAAAAGATCCTAAGACGAAGATCGATAAGATCAAAAAAGTTGAAGAGTTTTATGTCTTCAACGATAAAGGATTCGACAGAAGTGGCACTAATGAAGGTGCTACTATTAGAATCGCACCAGAGGCAGTATGTTATACTACTTCTGGTATGTTAGATTACACTAAGAATATTGTAATCGGGTATTTGCATAAAGCACTGAAGACTTCTAATCAGTTAGCAATGATGGAAGATGCACTTGTTATTTACAGAATATCAAGGGCACCTGAAAGAAGAATCTTCTACATTGATGTTGGTAACTTACCAAAAGCAAAGGCAGAACAATACCTTGCTGAAACAATGAACAAGTATAGAAATAAACTTGTTTACAATTCAGACACAGGTGAGATCAAAGATGATCGAAGACATATGTCCATGCTTGAAGATTTTTGGTTACCTAGGAGAGAAGGTGGTAGAGGGACAGAAATATCTACTTTACCAGGTGGTCAGAACTTAGCAGATATTGATGATATAGAATACTTTAAAAAGAAACTATATCGATCACTGAATGTACCCATTAGTAGAATGGAGTCAGACAACGGTTTTAATATGGGCCGTGCTTCAGAGATCAGTAGAGATGAACTTAAGTTCAACAAATTTACAAAGAGATTGCAAAATAAATTTGCTAGACTCTTTACAGACATACTGAGAACTCAGTTGATACTAAAGAATGTTGTATCAGGTGATGAGTTCGATGAATTCAAAGATTTCATCAGGTATGATTTCTCTACAGATAATCACTTCTCAGAGTTAAAAGAGCAAGAGATTTTTAGAGAAAGATTAGATATATTATCACAAGCAGAGAACTATCTCGGTAAGTTCTTCTCAGAAAAATACATTGCTAAAAATGTATTGAGAATGACAGACGATGACATTGAAAAGATGGCAAAAGAGATAGAAGATGAAGGTGGTAATGAAGAAGATGGAGACATGGACTTTTAAGGAATAAATTATGAACGACATAAGTAGAAAGATAGTAGACCAAATCGAAGCAGGTAAAATGCAAGATGCTAAAGACTCTATCAATGACGGTATCAAGGCGAAAGCAGGAGAAGTCGTTGACATGAAGAGAGTTGAAATGCAAATGGATTGGATGGAAACTTCACATGAAGAAGACGTTTCAACAGATAACGATTGAGTTAAACGAGGCGAAGTTTAAACTTCCTTCAGATCAGAAAGAGGTCAAACGTGAGACTGAGAAAGTCGCAGGTAAAACGATTGATGTAGTATACGCACAATCGTCTAAGAGAAAGATTTACGTGTACATAGATGGTAACGTAGTGGGCGAACCATTTAGAAATTTAAAAGACGCCCAGAAAGAGATGAAAAATATTAAATTAGTAATGAAGCAAATGGGTGAAGAAAACATCTCTAAAGAGGAAATTTTAGGAGTTATAAATGAAACTAATATCTGAATTCAACGACTATAGTATCTCACCCGTTATTATAGAAGAGAACGAAAAAGGGGAAAAAGATTACTTCATCGAAGGTATCTTTATGCAATCTGAAATTAAAAACAGAAATGGCAGAGTATACCCTAAAGATGTAATGAGAAAAGAAGTAGATCGTTACAGAAAAGAGTTTGTTGAGAAGCAAAGAGCATTCGGAGAGTTAGGACATCCTGAAGGACCTACAATTAATTTAGACAAAGTATCTCACTTAATTACAAAACTAGACGAAGATGGAAATAATTATGTGGGTAGAGCAAAGATTTTAAGTACACCAAATGGTCAGATTGTCAGAAATTTGATTGATGACGGTGCAAAGTTGGGAGTATCATCTAGAGGACTAGGTTCACTAGAACAAAAAGGTGGTGCCCAATATGTTAAAGGTGACTTTCAGTTGGCAACTGCCGCTGATATTGTCGCAGATCCTTCTGCACCTGAGGCGTTTGTCGAAGGCATAATGGAGGGAGTAGAGTGGATCTACGAAAATGGTATTCTTAAGTGTACTGAAGTAGAGCAGATGAGAGATAAACTTTTATCTACAAAACTAAATAAACTTGAGGAAACTAAATTAAATCTATGGAAAAAGTTCGTTGAGAACTTGTAACATATAAATAAAAGAGTTATTACTCAAACAGGAGAAAAAAATGGCAGATTTAGAGAAAAACCTAAATGACGCAATAGAGGAAGTAATGTCTGAAGGACAGCAACCTGACTCTAAGGCGGAAAAAGGTGATCAAAAACCTGTTAAACAAGGTTCATCAGACGCCGAGAAAATCGAAGGCGGGAAAGGTGAAGTCGTCAAACCTGAAGAAAATCCTGTTGACAAAGCAGTTGATTCAGTTAAAAAAGCAGAGAAGCAGAAAGAAGTTTCTGGTGATCCTCAACAGAAAGGGGAAGCACCTGCTGAGAGTCAACCTAAGTTGAAAAAAGTTTCAGAAGAAGAAGATTCAGAAGATGAAAAACCTTCTAAAATGAAAATGATCAAGGCAATGGTCAACAAAATGAAGGATCTAGATAAAGAAAAACTTCAGGCAATGTACTCTGAGATGTCAGAGGAAAGTGTTGACGAAACCTTGTCAAAGGCAGAGATCGCAAGAGCAATCGTAGAACTCATGAAGAAAAAAGGTGAGGACGAGGTAGAAGAAGGTTTCAATAAACTTCTTGAATCAGAAAAAGACGAAGACGAAGACGAAGATGAAGATGAGAAAAAAGACGATAAAGAAGTCAAAGAATCATCTGAAGTTGAATCTTCACTAGTTGAGATTGAAGTAGAAGACGACCTAGAGAAAATCTCAGAAGCACTTGAACTCTCGGAAGAGAATCAAGAGAAGGCAAAAGTTATCTTCAAGGCCGCAGTATCATCTAAAGTCTCAGAGATCAAAGAGCAACTTGAATCAGAGTATTCAGAGAATTTAAAAACCTCAACAGAGAAAGTTAAAGACGACCTAGCGGAAGCAGTCGACAAGTACCTTTCTTACTGTGCAGAAGAGTGGACGAAAGAAAACGAACTTGCAATAGAAAGAGGTTTGAGATCAGAAATGACTGAAAACTTCATCGAAGGATTAAAAACATTGTTCACAGAACATTATGTTGAAGTTCCAGAAGATAAGTACGACGTTATTGATGAACTCGCAAATCGTCTTGACGAAATGGAAGACAAACTTGACGTAGAAGTATCTAAGAATATGGAAATCGTTGAGGAAAGAGATTCCTTGTTAAGACAAAATGTTGTGAAAGAGGCATGTGCAGACTTGTCTGAGTCACAAATTGAAAAATTGGTTTCACTATCAAATGGTGTAGACTTCAATAGTACTGAAGATTTCGCAGAGAAAGTTTCAGAACTTAAAGAAGCATACTTTCCTGCTGATAAAGGTGAGACCGTTGCAGAAGAAACAGTAGTTGAAGAAGGAACAGGATCTTTCGAAGATGATTCATCATCTGAAAAAGTTGTTGATCCTACTATGAATGCTTATTCTTCAGCATTAAGTAAACTAAAACCATTAGGTTAATTTTAAAGGAGAAAATGTAAAATGTTCTTATCAGAAAATTTACAAGAAAAGTGGTCCCCTATACTTGAGCATTCTGATCTTCCAAAGATCGAAGACAACTATAAGAGAGCGGTCACTGCTGTTATCCTCGAGAACCAAGAGAAAGCACTAGCAGAAGATAGAGCAACTCTTTCCGAGGCAGCACCTTTAAATGCTACAGGTGGTACAGCAATCAACAATTGGGATCCTATTTTGATCTCATTAGTTAGACGTGCTATGCCAAATCTCGTTGCTTACGACATTTGCGGTGTTCAACCAATGACAGGTCCAACAGGACTTATCTTTGCTATGAAGGCAAGGTATCAAGATTATCCTTCAGCAGGACGTGAAGGACAATCAGAAGCATTAGGTATCAAAGAACCTAGAACTGGTTATTCTGCTTCAGCAGGACCAAACAGTACAGCAGGTGTTGATGCAGACCCAGAAGGAAATCCTTTTGCAGGGTCAAGTGCTTATCAAAACCAAACTTCAGGCGCAATGGATACACAAAATGCAGAAGCATTAGGTGATGGAGCATCGAACCACTTTCAAGAGATGTCATTTACTATTGAGAAATCAACTGTAACTGCTAACTCTAGAGCATTAAAGGCCGAGTATTCACTCGAACTTGCACAAGACTTAAAAGCAATCCACGGTCTTGATGCAGAATCAGAACTAGCAAATATTCTTTCATCAGAAATTCTTGCTGAAATCAACCGTGAAGTTGTTAGAGAAGTTAACAACCAAGCAAAAACTGGTGCGGAAGCAACTGCTTCAGCAG